TGAAAATTTTATAAGTTATAAAGATGCTAAAATTAAGTTAAATCTTTCTTCTGGAGCCGGATTAAATTTTAGTATAAAGAATAAAAAACCTTATAAAAAATATGACTTTGAAAATAAAATATATTTACATGATTCTTCCAGAAAAGAAGATCCATCGAAAAATATTTATTTTGTTTTTTGGGAAGTAGTTTAACACCATCTTAAATCTTACAAAATAAAAATAATATCTAATTTAAATAATTAGATATTATTTGAATGAATTTATTTAAATAATTAAGGAGAATTAATTTGTCCATCTCAATACAATCAGTATCCGGTCTATCAGACGTATTTCTTAGCGATAATTACGAGCTTGTTATACCAAATCTACCATCTGCTTTAGGAGCTACACTCTCTAATCCAACTAGTGCTTCTAATGAATTAACAATTAAAAATGTTACTACTTCTGTACCTGAATTGCAAAATCAACAAGTTTCAGTTTGGATACATAGACAAAAAGTTAAATGGGCAGGTAGAAGAGACTTCGGGGATTCAATTACGACTTCATTCATTGAGACTGCTTCCACTACAGTGGTAAACACATTATATGCATGGTCTAATTTAATAGTTCCACTTAATACAGGGATACCTAATCCTAAAAGCACTTATATTGCTCCTAAATTAACTGTATATATGTTGAATGCTAGTAATCAGCAATCTCTAGCTTTCAATCTATATAATGTATGGCCATCAAAGATAACTCCTTCTGAATTAGGTTCTTCTAGTGAGGGTTCACCTGTAACTTTCTCTGTTACTTGGACTTATGACTGGTTTGACACTAATACAGTAATTAATCCTGAAAATATTAATTACACGGAAGATTCTAAGATTGTAGTACCAGATATCACTACCGCTGTTTAATTTTAAAGGTTTGTATGTCTACGATTATAAACAAAGTAACTAATACTAATCCTCTATTTGAGGTTGGAGCATCCGTTGCTGCGGAGTTAGGTACTTCACTTATAGAACCTACAGGATTAGTAGGTTCTCCTAACTGGTATGGGGCAGAACCTTTACAAAGCACGATGTATTACGCCTTTTTACCTGTAATCGTAGGCTCTACAATCTCATTTGACAGAGTTATAGAGTTTAATATACCTCCTTCATATTTTGAGAGTACTAGTCATACTTTTAGAGGTAAAACCACTGAAATACCTACTGATTCTAGGTGTAGAAGAGGGTCTATTGTTTTTGTAGAAGATCAATACTTAACTATTACTAACTATTTTCATAAGTGGAAATCATTAGTAGCAAGCTCAAATGGAGTAGGTTGGAATCCTGTTAATTATTACAAAAAACCTATACTATTAGTAGCTATTGGCGCTGGTGAGAATGGCTCAGGTATATTTTTTCTTAATGGCTGTCATCCTTACAGTATTAATAATCTTTCTTTTAATACTAATAAAAATGACTCTATTATAACTCCTCAAATTGAATTTGAGTGTGAGACAGTTGAGGTTCTAGCAATATGGGATGTAATGTCTGTATTGGCTCTTTCTAATTACACAACTTTTTTCCCTTTAGGTTTGTTGGGAAATTTACTAGCAACTATCTTACAACCTATACAGCAGGCACTAGAAGAAAAATTTGGTGGAATTATAGCAGGTGTATTTAATAAATAATTTTTGAAAGATTCATAAATGTTCGAGTTTAATTTCAATCCTAAGAAAAATAATAATTCTGTAGTACCTCCTAAAGATACAAAACATACAATAGCTCGAGAAGTAAGTAAAGAAATGACTTCATCTATAACTGGGCACAGAATAGATCTACCTTCTCATGGAGTTTTTTATAAAGATAAAAAAGATTTTATTGTGGTGGATTTATTAAGAATAAAACACATAGAATTAATTTACTCTGCTTTAACCTTATCTGAAGATTTTGATAAGGAAGAAAGAATAGCTTCTGTAATAAATGATTGTATTAAAGATTATTCTGCGTATGATTTAACTCTGGATGATTATAAATATGTTTTATATTGGCTAAGATTTAACAGCTATCCCAGAAATCCTTTTTTTATTAAATATACTAGAATATTAGAAGATAAGACAGAAAAAGTAGTTACGGTAAGAGTTAATCAAACCGATTTAAACATTAAGGAATTAAAGAACGAGCAAAGACCTCTTTTTCCTTGGTTATCTTATACTACTGTACAGGATAATTTGTATTATTTGAAACACAAAAAAGAATTAAATCTTATAATGGAGTATTTTTCTTTTGTAAATGGAAATTCTCCAGAAGAAAAAATATCATTTTATAAGAATTTAGATGCTGATTCCATTAATGACATAAAGTCTCATATAATAGAATTTTACCATGGTGTCACTGAATCTATCACAACTTTTGACCCAGAGGATCCAAAAAAAGAGGAGGTTAAACTAGAATTTGAATTTGACCTTGCTTCTTTTTTTCCCTAAGGTAGATTACAAAGACCTTTTAAGAAAGACTTTACTTCTTTCTAAATTTTCTAATAGACAAGTATCTAAAGATGATTATTTCTTAGAATTAGAAAGTTTGTATGTAGAATTAATTAAATTAAACAAAGAATTAAATAAAGAAACTCCAGATGTCTAATATATTTTCTAAAGCTAATAATAAAAAGAATTCCTCTTTTGATAGACCTCAAAAGCAGTTATCTGTTGATGATTTAAAAAAGTATAATGAAGCTATAATAAAGAATTTAGCAGACATAAATACTACTTTAAAAAATAATGATAAGGAAAAAAAGAACAAAGCTAGAACAAAGTTGTTTCAAAATAACTCAGTAATTCTTTCTCTTAAGAAAATTAGTAATGGTTTTTATTATTTCTATGATAGCTTTGGAAGTATTCTTAAAACTTTAAAAAATAACCCTATAGTAAATACAGCTCAAGCAATTGGTAAAAGTCCTCTAGCTACTTCATTAACCTTACCTTTAGCTGGGGCTTTGTTAGGAGGAGTGACTACTTTACTTAATAAAACTTCTTTAGGTAACACAGTTAAAGGTTGGTTAGAAAAATTTCAAGATTCTATTTTTTCTCCAACAAAAAATGTTTTAAGTGGTTCCAAGTATTCTCAATTAACTAAACTTGTAGAGAGTAAAGGTGATTATGGGAGTGTTTCTCCAGAGAAAGAAGCTTTTGGGGCTTATCAATTCACAGTTGATAGTTCTAAAGGTGAAAAAAGAGGGCTTTATGAGTTAGTACAGCAAGCTAAAAAGGATAATTCTAAATTTTATGAAGAGTTAAATAGAGATTATTCTAACAAAGATTATGAATCTTTAGCTAAATTTTTTAAAAATAACTCTAAAGATAAAGAATTTAAGGATCTACAGGACAAAACTTTTGAAAATGTTTATAGTAGCAAAGTTTTAAATGCTTTAGATTCAAGAAAAGATTTAAATGTTTCTGAAAATGCTAAACAAATTCTTGTGGCTGAAGCAGTGCATGGTGGTGCCGGCAATATAACAGACTACATAAATAAACTACCTGAAGGTTCTAAACTAGATACAGATAAAGTTATGAATGATTTAAACAACATCATAACTACTCAAGGCAAAACTCCTAATAGACCTAACGAAGAAAGAATGTATCTAGCGGATATAGCTAAAGCTACTAAAGCAACTGCAGAAGGAATAAACTCTAAAAAAACTACTGGTTTAAACGACTTAAATCCAATAGCTTTGGGAGGAGATGAAACTTCATTAGAAAAATCCATTATAAATGGAACTAATAAGGCTTTTAGAACTGTAACTAAATACTTAGCCGATTTTGCATCTGATGAAGTATTTTCTTTGCTAGATAAAAACTCAAATGGAGTACCCACTGCTTTTGATTATTCCAATCTACCACCTACAGCTAAAGCTAAATGGGAAAAGAAAAATCCAAATAAACAAAATATTGCTATCAATAGATTTGTAGATAATTTAGGGGATTTTTTTGATAAAACTGTCAGTAATTCAGATTCTAAAATAGCTAAATTGAGTTATTCTACATCTGTAAAGAATGCCAAAGAAAGTGATTTTATTGTAGATAAAAATAGTGCTACTAAAAAATCTTCTGACATGACAAACCTGCAAAGTACTTCTTCGAAAACTTCAGCAGTTTCTTCTTCTGCTAATCCTATAACTTCCTCTGATGCCTATTTACACCAAGTAGATCCTGTAATATTTATGAAAAACTTAGGAGTTCAATAATGCCAAGTATTCCTACTTCACCCACATCTTACTCAAGCACTACTAACTCTAATAGTCCAGTTTCTGAAGTTTCAGCTTTAGCAGATCAAAGTCCAGACTTTCTTTTTAACTATGGAGTTCAAATAAAGGCTGATTCTAGTTCAGGAAAAGATCAAACCTTTTTTCAAGACATAATGTCTCAACTAAATTTAAACGCTGAAAGTAATTTTGATTCAAGCACTAAATTTTTCTCTTCTCAAAATGATACTTTGGGTGTAGATTCAATAAACTTGTTAGGTGGTTCAGGTCAGGTTAGTAATAATTATATAGTTTTAGATGTCCAAGATCCAGGGCAGCAGTATAACTATTATAAAGAATTTATATTAGTTATGCAGCCTTTAAATGATTCTTTTAGTTTAACACTAAATAGTAATTATGATAGACCTTTTTCTCAAATGATAGAAAAAGCTGTTACAAGCGCTTTTGGTAATAGTGCATACGCAGCCTACAGAGCTACAGGTAGGACTCTATTTAACCCCTTTGCAGAGCTACCTGTCTGGAATGGGATAAGTGCTCCTAAAATTACAATACCTGTAGTTTTAATTGCTAGGGATGACCCAAGAATAGAAGTAGAATACCCTATTTCTATTTTGTACTCTATGTTAACTCCTAGAAACGTGATATCTCAAAATTCTAACTTGTTTACTGCACCTATGTACTATGTTTCTTCTTCAGATTTAAGTAATTATTTTTCTTCACAAGTAAGTTCTAATAAATCAACTTTAAATAATGTTATAAATAGTACTATTCAAGCTTTTAACAATGTTACTTCTGCTTCAGACTTTTCTTCAGGAGCAGATTCTTTAAGTAGTAGTTTAGTAAACGCTGGAGATGCTACTGCTTCATATGTTAATAACTCCACACAGTCCGCATTTAATTTATTAATTGATAGTTCTTCTCAAAGTGCGAGCTTATATTTAGGTAACTTTCTGTATTTTCCTCAGGTAATCTTAACTTCAGTAGATTTCACTGTACCTAATAGAGTCTGTATCAGAGGGAACTCTAAATTTAATCCTGGTTCTTTATTAAGCACTAATGATACTTTTGCCTCCTATACTTATGCTACAGGTACAGTTACATTTGAAGCAGTAAGTGCTCCTTTTATTTCAGGTAATGCTGAAATTGTAGCTCAACAATATTTAGTAAACCAAGACTTTAATAGTTTTCAAATTTTTTATAATAATTAAGGATTATTAATGGATTTTAGAGAAAAATACAAATATCAAATTTATTCATATAATGGTTCTGGTTATATTTCCCCATTGTCTTACATAGATAATGAAGGTTTAAGGAACTTAGTGTCTAATAGTATATACTCTCATGTAGTCACAGTAGTTGAGACTAATAATTTACCTTTAATTAGTTATAATATTTATAATACCACTGATTATTGGTCTCTATTGGGTGTAATTAATGGGAATCTTAATCCATTCAATATACTTTGTACATCTAAAATTAAGTATCCTTCATTAACTGATATTAATAATTATTTGAAATTACTATCCCCTACTAATAATAAAAATTTATCTAATATTAATGGATTGGTATCAATCTAATGATTAATACATCTTATGTAAATTTATTTATTAGTGGTCAACCTATAGATACTACAGTTTCTAAAGTATCTAATGTTTTTATCCGTTGGAGTAGTAGTTACGTAGCCCCTTTACTTTATTTAGAAGTATCTTTTATTTCAGGAATGCCTTTAGATTTGCTTTTAGTAGAAGGGGCTATATTGACCGTGCAAATGGGTACTTCCCCAGATGATATGAATGAGCCTATTAGTTTTATGTTAACTAAAGCTAATATAAAGTCGGCTAGTAATAATTATGTTAATTATGCTCTATATGGTTATTATTATTCTAGTTATTTATATCCAGGAAAATCTTGGCAATTTTCAGGTTCTCCTATTGATGCTCTTCAAGAAGTTATTTCTTTGTGTGATTTAGGAGGTGCTCAATTTTTAAGTAATTTGAGTGTAACTTCTTCCTATAACTTTAAGTTTTTTAAAAGTTCAAGAATAGATTTTGGCTCTTATTTAAAAAATTATATAACTCCTTGTTGTGTTAGCAATGAAAATACACTACCAATGTACTGCCATACAGGTAATTATATTGTAGTTTCTGATTTGTATAGTACAATGCAAAATTTTGATAATGACCATGTTATTATAATCCCAGATATTATTGTTTCTAATTGGTTAGTAAGTAAACCTTCTAGTAATCACCATACAAATTATTCTTACGGTGCAAATATTTCACAATATTCTTTAGAATCTGGAGAAACTTCTAATAACAATAACTCACAGATATTTATTAATACTCAATACAATTATACTGCCCCTACAGGAATAAATAAAGCCATAGCCTCTCCTTTAAACATAGGTAATGAAGATCAACAGCAGTTTTTTTCTAGAATTAATTCTATTAGAACTTCTGCTTTATATAATACTTTAAGAGAAATAACAATTAATGCTAGGATGCCAGGTCTTTTGCCTGGGACAGCTATAAGTATAACTCAAAGCACTGATCAACAGTACGGAAATTACGTGCTTATTGGAAAAACTATAATATCTTATAATAACACTTACTATGAAAAACTTCTTGTAGTTTCAGCGAGTGTGTACCAAGCTCAAATACCTGCTACTTCATAAGACTTATTATCTTATAAATAAGAGGTATTTTAATGTTTCACGATTCAACAGAAGTAAGTAAATACGCAGATTCCTATATTGGTAAGTTCTTTATAGGTCAGGTGATAGACAATAATCCTTCAGATAAGGCTATAATTGGACAAATTAGAGTAAGAATAGCAGGTATCTGGGATGACATAGAGGATAATTCCTTGCCTTTTTGTGTAGTTTCCTCAGGAATTATGAGAGGAGCTTCAGAAGGAGTTAATAGTTTCTTTATACCTAATAATAATTCTAAGGTATTAGTAATTTTTGACTCAGGAGTAGAAACTTCTGGAATAGTAATAAGTCAAATAATAGATGGAACTACAAAACCTTCTCAATTTACAGATCCTGGGAGTTATGGTTGGGTAGATGAATACAGAAATACTTTTAAAGTAAACACAGATGGTTCAATAAGTATTATAACCTCAACAAATACTTCAATATCAATTGACTCATCTGGGAATGCTAAAGTAATTAATGGTAACTGTAATTTACAAGTTTCAAATTCTGAAATTACTTTAACAAATGCAGCTTGTAGTGTACAAATAGAAGCAGCACAAGTAGTAATCAATGGAAATTTAGTTGTAAATGGTCAAATATCTACTACAGTAGGAAGTACTACTGTTAATCTAGGAACTCATACTCACTCTGCTGGTAGCTATAGTAATTCTGCAGGAAGTGTGACAGGAAATTCTGGAATTCCTAGTGTATAATGAAAGTAAAGTGAATGTCTAATTACAATATGAATGTTTTAAAATGCTTTGAAGGTACAGATTTAAATTTAAATTTTGCCCTTAGTGTTCAAGGTGCTTTTGGACAACCCAATGTGCCTTTCAATCTTACAGGATACAATATTAGTGTTAAATTAGAAGCTCAAAATTTGTATTCCTGTGAAATTGAAGAGAAAACCTATGTATCTAATATAAATTTAAGAAATATTAAGCAAATAAATAACCAAATACTGTTTTACCTTTCTGCTAAAGAAACTTTAAATTATAATGGAGTGTATTATTTAAGTTTGTTTATCTCTAATAGTAAATACAGAAAACTGTTGTCTAGAAACGTAATAGTTTTTAACCAAAATAACCAATTTTATCTGTAGGTAGTTATATGAATGAAACAATAGATATTGTAATAACTTCAGATGAGCTAAGAATTATTTTACAAAATATAGAAAGAGTTAACCCTATAATTCCACAATCACTAAGTAGAAGCTTAGTAGCTTATAGAGTTTTAATATCTCAAGGGTATGTTGCAGATGGAATTCTTGTAATCCCAGATAATTGTGGTACTGATGGTATTCTACTTCATCACGAGGGAATAGCTTACAACCAACTTATACTAGGTTCTCCAGTAAGAGTTGATCTATCCTTTAAAAATGTAAATATTACTAATGAAGTTTACCCTACAACAGGTATGCTAGTTTTAAGTTCTCCAGCTTATCCTGAAGATACCGCCATCTTAGTAGGAGATGATGGGAAGTTGTACTGCATTACGTATGATGGAACTTTGTTTGAAGAAATTACACCTGTAGTCGAATATGTACTTAAATCAGAACTATACTTAAGTAATGGTATTTTACTCTACAAATCTGGTGCTGTTGCAGGTAATGCAGGTTTACTTTTTGGAATAATAAACTCGGGTGGTAAAGTTTTCGGAATTGAACTCCCAGAATAAATTTAAAGATAAATTAAAGGAAATAAATATGTCAAATACTCCTGTTCCACCGTTTGGTCCTCTTGGTCCTAATTTTCCAAGTATGGGAGGTATCTGTGGTTGGAATTACTCTTATGGCAACAAAGTTCAACCTGCCTACTCTTCAGCTGCTGGCATTTCTCCAGCCTTAATATATTTGAATACTCTGAATACAATTAATGGTCTAGGTTCTACAAGTCCTTATATTTTAAGTGCGTATTCTTCTATATACACAAACTTAAAAACTGGTTCTGCTTTAGCTTCTGACATTACTTCAATTCAGGCAGCTCTAGTGATTAAACCAACTTTAAAAGTATTTATTGGTATAGACTGTGAATTGTACACTTCTGGGATGATTACTTCCATTTTCACAGAATACAACCAAATAATTACAGGAATATGGTGTACTAATTTTGATGCTGTGAGTAGATCCACACAAAATGATATAGCTACAGAAATTTATGCAAATGGAGGAGTTTTAGCTTTTACTTTAGACTCTATAGAAAACTTTTTAGCAGATACTTCTACTTCTTTAGTTAATAGTGCCTCTGTTTTAGTTATTAATGATTCTTTCTTACAAAATTATATTTTCCAACCCACAGCTAGTTACTTTAATGAAATGCTTAATGCAACTTCTTTGATTAATAAATTTAATTTGACAAATGCTTTGCAAAGTGTAAGCGTATCTAATGACACACAATACCAAAACTTGCTTTCAGCACAAAATAACTTACAAACTTTTAATACTTTTTTAAATAGTGCTTTATTTTTTGGCATGACAGAGTATGCTACTAGCTCTTGTGCGGATTATTACTTTTCTGGTTCTTCGAATATGAACAATATTCCTTCTAATTATATAGCGGTTCTACCTAATCAATTAGGAGATACTTTCACTACTAATGACTTGTTAACTGTTTATGATGTCTTGACTTTAAAGAGTGTACAAATACTACCTCCTTACGAAAATACATCAGGTTTACAAATAAATTGCTAGGAAGAAATAATTAAATGACAGATACTAATTTATTTAGAAATAATTGGTTAGATATTAACTACAAGTACTCTGATCAAATGTTATTAGTAGATGAGCAGGCAATTCAGGTGGCTTTATATAACCTCTTCACAACTAGTCCTGGAGAAAGATGGTTTAATCCTAGATTAGGAAATCCTCTATTAACTTTATTATTTGAAAATATTGTTACAGGATTGCCTAATCTAGCTAAAAATAGAATAGCACAGTATGTAGCTAGATATGACCCTAGGATAATTATACAAAAAATAACTGCTTCTTCAGATGTGGCTACTCAAACTTTAACAGTTACAGTTGGGTTTGCTTGGGTTACAGTGCAGAGCTTAGTTAGGAATTCATCTATAGCTATGAATTTTTCGCAGAGTAGCTACAATTCTAATGCTGCTTAATACTAATTTTTAAGACTTATTTGTTAAATATAATAAGCATGAAATAAATAATGGAGAAAAAAAGTGGCGACTAACACTAATAGTGGGTCTTTTAATAATATATTAAACTCAGGTATTTCAACTTATTCTGATTTTGTTGCAGCCTTCCAACTATATCTAGTAACAAACAGTAAAAGTTGGAATAGCTTATACCAAAGTTCAATTGGTCAAACTCTTATAGATTTTATATCTGGGGTTGGAGCATATAATCAATACTCTATTGAGCGTTCTATTCAAGAGGCATATCTTTCTACTGCCAATGACCAAAAATCTATATTAGACGCTGTCTCTATGTTAGGGGTAGCTATACAAGGATATACTCCAAGTTCTACCTTAATAAATGTTATGTATAAAGATCCTCTTTGTTTAGGAGAGTGGAATGCTTCAACTAATACTCCAACTCTTTCTAATTCAGGATCTAATCCTGCTAATGGAAATTATTATATAGTTTCTGTAGGAGGTACAGTAGATTTTGGAGCAGGAGATATAGTTTTTACTGCGGGAGAAACTGTAGAGTATAACAATAATTGGTATCAGGCTAATCCTTCTACTTTTCCATTAACTATTTTTAATCCATTTTACCCTATATACGGTACTGGTTCAAATGTTAATTCTAATAATGTTTTCAGCATTAATGGTGGACAGTTTATAACTACTCAAATTAATGGAGGAGCTTCTGCTGTAAATCTAGTTTCTGGTCAGTCTGCCCAATTAACAATACAAGAAGCAAATATAGTAAACCTACCTAATTTTGCTATAAGCTCTGGATTACCTCTACAAACATTTTACTATGGAAATAATTTTCAGTATTACAATGCTTTCTGTACAGTAGGAACATCTCCTGTTACTTATTGGCAACCAGTAGACGCCATCTGGAAACTTTCTTCTGCTTCTAATAATTTTCAGCTTTCAAATACTTCAACAGGAACAGCTCAAATTTTATTCGGAAATGGTACAACTGGTGCTATACCTTTAGCCCAGAATCCTATAAGTTTCATATTTTATACTTGCTCAGGGGGCACATATAATACTACAGGGATAAACTACAAAACTACTTGCATTAATTTGACTTCACAATTTAATACAAGTAATGTGATTATATCCGCATTGCTGCCTATTACAGGAGGTTCTTCTACTTTACCAACTGCAACCTATGTATCCTCCGCTTCTGGGGGTTATGCATCTTTAAATCGCATTGTTACTGGAGAAGATGGTCAAAATTTACTTTGCTTGTATAAAGATACTGAAACTTGGAAAAATGATTTTGTTTTTCAAAGTATAAGTTTGCTTTCTTTGCAAGATATTTTAAGTTCATTGAGGTCTACTTATAGCCTAGACTCTGAACTTTGCAACTATTTATTATACTTTTACAACCTGAATGGAAATCAATATAATAATTACACTTGCTTTATAAAAGACTCATTACCCGCTTGGGGTTTGTCTGATTGGTCAGATACTGAAATCTCAGGATTACAAGAATACTTCATACTAAGAAATCAAGATTCTAATATAAATTCTCTATATTATAACCTGGATCAGGAAATTAAAACAGTTCAAATGAAGAATGTATTTAATGAGGTATTTCCTTCATTTCCTAATCTTTTAGGAATGGATTTAACAGTTATAACTAACAACAACATTAGTTTAACTTCACTTCAACAGCAAGTAGAATCCGGAATTTTGAATTACTTTACTTTAAACTCTGATTCTATTGGTAAGCCTATTTATATTTCTTCATTACTAAATAATTTGCAAAGTATCTTTGGAGTAAACTCAATAGTAATAAATTCTTTGACATTAACGATACCTTCTAGTACAAATGAATTAGGTTACATCGTAATTTCTGTAAATCCTTCAGATTACCTTTCTCCTATAACCCCAATTGCAGGAAGTTACAAAAATGTTATAAGTCAGTTTAATCCTCCTCCTTATCAAAATTTTAACTTTATCGGGGATTGGGACTGTAGCATCAATTCTTTAAACGGAGGATCTCCTAAAATATTGAATACTTACATTACTTCTCAACCTCAGAATTTAAAGTACCAAAATGGCTCTACTTATTCTGTTATGAATGCTAATGAACTAGGAACTACTGTATCTTTTGATGGTGGCTCTACAACTTATGTAGTTTTCAATGGAGACTACGTTGTATCTGATTCTGGGAGTGGAACATTTATAGTTTATACAAATCAGGAAAGTGCTTATTTGGGAGAGTGGGATGCATCTACAAGTACTCCTGAGCTTTCTAATTCTGGAAGCACAGTAAATATTGATGCTGCAGCTACCCCAGCAGGTTCGTATTATAATGTAGTAAATGCACCTAGTACAGGAACTACTGTATCTTTTGATGGTGGCTCTACAGAAGTTACTTTATTTAATGGTGACAATGTCTATGTTGTAGGAATTGATGATGGTGCTACTTGGCAAAGACAGATAAACTTCTATCAGCCTTATCAATATTTTTATGCTTATGGTGGAACTTATACTTCTGCAGGACCAGAAGCACTAGTGGGAGAGTATGTAGTACCTGTAGCTAGTAATTCAAGCTATTGGAACTCTGGAGTTTGTCCTGGAGTTATATTTTGTACTGCAGATGCCCCAGTTTTATCTCAAGCAGATCCTGGGAATAGGTTTTCCTCTTACTTTCTAACCTCTAAAATAAATGTTACAGCTACTTATGCTGCAAATGGTGTAGGAGGAACTTAATGTCAGAATATATACCTATAAAAGTTAGCTCAGAAACTTTATTGGCTTTACTACCTCAAAACTTACAAACTGATGAACTTTACATTGATTTTGTAAAAGCTATTTCATACGTGTTTAATCGTTCAGTTTATGAAAATTTAACCATATCAGAAAATATAAGAGATCCTAATTTTTTAAATGCTAATTTATTAGATTTAACAGCAAAATATTTAGGTTTCAGTTATTCAAGTTCAATAACTGACACTCCTACTTTATTAAATCTAATACCTTTACTAGGTACTATATACAAGACTAAAGGTACTAACTATGTGGAAGACTTATTTTCATATGTATTTGATACTAGAATAAATATTATACCAATATGGGTGCAATTTTTTAGAGGAGATAAAAGTAATCCCTTAAATTATAAGCCTACCAGTAATGTTGCTTCTCTAACGGGATTTTATGATCCTTCTAATGCTTATGTAACTAACGGTGTTCCAGATTACAGTAAGATTTATTATTATACACCCGTTGATGGTAATTATATAGAATCTTGTTATGTAGTCTTAAACTTAAGTCAACAAGTAGATTATACTAAATTACTCTCTTTCTGTAATTACATTTTAAACAAGAACTTAGTAGTTATAGGTATTGGAAATTTATCTAACTATACAGGTTACTTAACTTTTGTAGACTCTATGAATAATAATATTGAAGTTACACAGTATGTTCCAGATACTGCTGTTAATTACATTCAATCGGATTATGACAGAGCAATATTATTAGGGAATTTAACTTCCTATAATATTCAAGAATCAGACGGATTTGCATTAATAAGTAAAAATGGAACTTCACCTTGTATTTATAGGTTACCAGATGCTTCAACATTGACAGTGGGGTTTACCATTTGTATCTTTAATCAAGGGGGAACTATTACAGATGGAGTCTACAGTGTAAATCAATCTGGAAATAATATTAATGGATACACTAAGTGCGAAACAAGTGGAAGTGTTGATGGGAATAATACTTGGATAATAGATCAACAACCAATCAGCAGTTATGTGTCTTGGTCTAAAGTAGATGCTGCTAATTCTTTAGGTAAAATTAAATTTTCAATGCAAAATTCAGAACACTCTACAACTTTTGGAACTTGGTTGATTTGTGATGGTTCTACATTTAGCCCGACTCTTTACCCTAAATTGTACACTCTATTAGGAAGTACAAATTTACCTAATATTACAGGGAAAATAATAGCAATGTGCAGTACTGGTAATCCTGCGGGCACATCTGCAGGAGAAGAGTTGGTTAATTTCCCTTTACCTTATCATACACATGCAACTAACGACCCTAGTCATTCTCATGATTATAACGCTTCTAATTCAAGCGGTGGAGACTGGAATGGTTTACAAACAGCTAATTGGGCTAATGGTAATGAGATACATGGAGATGCTACAGGAACTTCCTCTACTGGTTATACTGGGATATCTTTAAATAATGCTGGAACAGTTAGTCCAAGTTTACCTGTTACACAACCTACTTTTTATGCTACAAATGCATTTATTTTTGCTAAATAAATAAGGAAATTTAAAAATGTCAGCACCTAACCTTTATTCATCAGATTATTCCTCTGTTACAAACTTAGGAAATTTAAGTTCTTATACAATTTCGATAGATGACAGCTTTTGTCTTTTGTATAACTCTAGTGTTACTTGCGATTATATTTTGCCAGATCCAAATACTGTAAATACAGGTTTTACTGTTTGCATTCTGAATCAAGTTGGAACTATCACGGATGGTGATAACACCATAAATCAAACCTCCAGTAATCCAAATAGATATTTTAAGTGTGAAAATAGTGGAATATCAGATAGCAACGAATGGATTGTAGACCAGCAATCACTTAGCACATATACAGCTTGGGCTACAGTTGGTAGTACAACTAACTTTGTTGGGGACTTTATGATTTCTATGCAAAATTCAGGAAGTTTAGAAAGTCCTACAGGTACTTGGTTAGCTTGTGATGGATCTACATTTGATACTATACTATATCCAAATTTATATACTCTATTAGGTTCAGATACTCTGCCTTTAATTGTAGACTCAACAATCGCAATGTCTAGTGTTACTAACGTAGCAGGAACTAATTCTGGAAGTGCCACAGTTCCTGCACCTTTACTTTATCATTCTCACGAAGTCACAGATCCAGGACATACTCACAGTTATACTGCAGCCAATGCTAGTGGTGCTGATTGGAACGGAGGCTACACTCCTTATTGGGATAATGGTAACTCAGTAAATGGGGATGCTACAGGAACTTTCAGCCCTAGTGGTACAGGAGTATCTGTACAATCAGCAGGAACTGTGGATGCAACAGTTTCCGTAGTTCAACCTACTTTTTATGCTAAAAATATTTATATCTTCGCAAACTAAATACTTAAGGATTTTGATATGACCACACCTACAGGAAATTACTACTGCACTTTAACTAATAGTGGAGCTAATCTTGTTTCTCAAGCAATTAGCAACACTACTCAAGTTTGGTATGCTTATGCAGAAATTCAAGAGACTTCAGCTGGTTCACAACCTACTTTAGTTGAACAATTTTATAATAATTATGTAACTTTAGGTAGTAACACACAACTTGATGCAACAGGATCAGTATACGGTATAGATAATTCTGAGATTACTGTTCTACCTTACACTGGTAACAATACTTCTGAGTTTATAATTACTGTACCTTCTTGGTTGCCTACAGATACCGCAGGAAATTCTTACAATTATAATTCTTTCTTCGTTTACGCTGGATTTCAAAAAACTGTAGAAACAGGTTTAACTTCTACCGGAGGAATTGTAAACTTAACAGGTTTAAGTTCACCTTACTCTATCTACGTTAATGCCACAGAATATGGAACTCAAAATGTTATAACTCTAACAACTCTAAGTTCTAATGCTTTGAATTCTGTAGATTATCCAATTAATCTTTATTATGTTGATGGTGGAGATTATATAGTAGCAGGTACTGTAGACGCTACTAATCCAAACGCGGTAATTATAACTTTAGATTATGATGCTATTCCAACAACTATTATAGGTACACCTTACGTAATTTATGCTACAAATCTATGCTTATTTGCTGTGGGTTGTAATAATACTGGTTATATAAAATTTCCTACTTATCAATCTAGTGCAGGTAATATTTTTAATATGCAGATTACTATACAATCAAGTAATTTAGCTCCAGACCAAGTAAGTTCTTTTACAGTAAATACTATTGCTAATTATGCTGCTTCTGCTGTACAAGTAGGTAGTGTTGCAGCTATTCAGTCCGTAGCAGGAATAACTGGATCTCAAGGAAGTACTCTAGCTAATAATTATATTACACAATCTGTAGACCCTCAAGGTAATAACGTTTCTGCCAAATTATTTTATTCTTCGACTGCCTTACCTGAAAATGGTGTTAATCTATGGAATTTTGATCGATATGACTTAATTGATAAACTTATATTTCCTGAAATTATATCCCATGATGAAACTAACACTTATATTCAAGTAGATACATTTACCTTCTTTAGAAATTTAAACTTTTCTCAATCAATAAACATAACATTAAATGGAAACGGTTCTGGAAATTTTATTTTACAAGTTCCAGGAGCTAATTTGTCTAGTCCTGGTCTAGCTACAGGTTGTAGATTTTTTTATGTTCCAGTAGAAACTATAACTAATTCAGTTACAACTTTAGTAGTTCAGGATCCAAATTTTTATGATCAAATAAGCCTAAGCACAGAAATTTATATTCATAACTTTAGCGAAAATAACAACCCTACAATAGTTACTGAAAATAGCAGAATAATTCCAGAAGATAATTTTTTCTTTGAAGGTTCAGAAATTGTAATTGGAATTTTTGAAAACACAGGAGAAGCTGGAAATTTTGATTTGAATTACACTATGTCTTTATTATCTGATAAAAGTATTTCTGACTCTGATAGAGGCATTCCTACTTTTTTAAATTTTACCGTGCAAGGTGTAATTACTAATATTTCACCTGCTTATCTAAATGTAGTAGATTTAGGTTCTAGCATTTCTAGTGATTGGTTGTCTTCTACAAATGTTACTGGTCTCAGTACAAATGTTTTCTTTAATGAGTATTTATCTTTTCAGTATTATTATAAACCAAATGATTACGGAGTTTTAACTTTAAAAACTTTGAAAGATTTTGGTGTAAAAACAGATAATCCTGTGATTACAGATTTCTGTATTAATTCTAGTTCTGAAAATTTATTAATATTTCAGAATTTAATAGGAAAATCTTTTACTAGAGTGAGTGCTATTCTACCTGATTTAGTTAATACCAGTGTAAACTTATTTCCAACTTTTTGTTCAGATTATAATACTACTAAAGCATTGGGCTCAATATCTTCTTATAGTGTTAGTACTGCTGATAATGGTTCACTTATTTATAATACTTACCCTACTTCTTGTACTTATTCATTACCAGCATACTCAAGTGTACCTCTTGGATTTACTGTTTGTATTACAAACTTAGTAGGAATAATTTCTGATGGAACACACTCAGTTACTATGACTGCAGGAACTTATAATAAGTACTTTAAGTGTGAAGCAGGACTTGATGGTTGGTATATTGAAAATCAGAATATTGTCAGTTATAGTCCTTGGGCTACAGAATCTTATGTGAATAGTTATGTCTCAGCTGCAGCTGCATTTACTTATGCTGGAGCATTTACTATTGTAGCTGGAAATTTAGAACAAGGTCAATATGTTGGTGCAGCTACAACAATGAGTCTATCTGCTTTAATTACACTTAATAAATATGCTGCAAGTTGTGACGTAAATGCATTTTGGTCTCAATTATACGGAGGAACAGGAGGGATTTCATTAAATGTTGTTACAACTTATGGACCTTCAATCTATACTGCTCCATCAGGTTCAGGGGGAGTTACTTATGCCCAATGTGGAGTTCCAGCGGGTATAAATTGGGCAGCAGTAGGTGGTTTTTCAGGGATACAAGGGGGGACTTTTTTAGCCCAAAATTATAATCAAATTGGTGGAAATAATTCAGTACAAGGCAGTGGAACTGTTACAGGATACAATGTAAGATTAAGTACTCTTAGTGTAAGAGATTTGGAAGAAATTGCAGCTCGTGTCAGAATGGAGGAAGCCTTACTTTCTAACCCTACAAGCTTTAATATTTATGGAGATTATTTCGGTGTTGAACTCAATACAGACTACTCTGATGATGAGCATTTTATAGTTTGGTTGCGCAATAATGGTAATTTTAATACTTATTCAGCTACACTTTCAGCTGGGATATTAAGCCCTCTAAGTGTTATTGTAGAAACTTTAGAACAAGCTAAGCAAGCAGCAAAAAATACTTTAAGTATTGCTTATTCTAATACACAAAATTCTGGATACAACTCTGATTCTTTAACTGCTTTAATTCCTGGATCATTTAATGATTTAACCAAATATATAGCTTTACAATCTTATTTAAATTCTAAATCATTAAGTTCTTATTCTAATTTTATGCTTTTTAATGGTTCCACAACTACAATAACTATTACTCAGTTAAACGAAGTAATAGCTGAAGTTGGTACTTGGGAAACAGAACTAAACATCCAGTATGAAGCATATTTAGCAGAAATTGATGCTTGCACCACAAATGAAGATTGCTCAGCTTTAATATTCAATTTTTCTCAAAATATAGTATAAATAATGAAAGGTATATAATGTCAACAACAAATTTAGTACAGAACTTCTTAGGAACTTGGGATTCTGAATTCCAATATGCTGTTCAAACAAATGACTCTGGTACAGAAGTTCTTTGTCCTACAGTAATTTACAATAATACAACTTATGTATGTAACTACAGTTATGATTCTAACACTAATTCTTACTTACAACCAACTTTAGGAGTTACTCCAAATTCTGACGAAGCTTGGACTGCTATAAGTTCTGGAGGTTCTGGTAGTGGAGCTACATCTCTTATAATAACATCACCAAATGAAACTGTATCACAAACAAGTCAATCATATAATGCAACTACGCAGACTCTTAGCCTTGGTTTACAAGCAAGTATCCCACAAAGCACGTTCTTTGCACAAACTGGAACTAGCCAAACTGTTGTTGCATTATTAGCTGCTCAAATACCCGCAATTACTGATAAAGTTGGTAATTTATATATTGTAACTAATACCTCAAATGATTATACTAAATTAACAAAAACTTTAACTGGTTCATTTCTGGGTTATGGTGGTTTTGCTAATTGTAGTAGTACAGATTTAGTAATACCTCCATTAGGTGTTGGAATATTTGCAACTTTATCTGTAGGTGCTGGTAATGCTAATACTTATCAAATTACAGGAGTTAGTAATAATTCTAATATTAACGGAATAAGTATTTTAGCAGGTGGAAATTTAGCATCAATATTTACTGATTTTAGCGTAGTAGACAAAGTTCAAAATATGTATCAAATTGTAAATACTAATTCTAATGCTATTACAATAAGTAGTAGTTTTACAAATTACGATTCATGGGCAAATTGTACTGCTACAACTATGCAAATACCTGGTAATGGTAGTGCTTTAATACTTACTTCAGTAGCAAATTCAAGCTATTCTATTGTACTTACAAGTGCAGGATTATCATTGCCAACTACTCCTAGTTTTACAACTGTGACAATTACTGAATCATCTAATGCTTTATCCATTGGTGCTGATTTATCACAAAGTATATTTAGTAGTAATGCAACTACCAATCGTACAGTTACATTACCAGATGCAAATACAGTTACAGTACAGCCAAGCACAGTTGCCGCAGGCGATTACGTTACAGGTATTAACACAAATGGTGCTATAACATCTGGAACATTACCTGTAATTCCAACTGTTAGTACTGCTTTGACTGTTACTAATAATTCGGCAGATACAGTTGTTGTTATTAATAACGGTTCAAAATATATACAAATTAATGACGCATTAGTTTTTGCTACTGTTAATGTTACATATCCAGATACAACGGGATTAACTGCTAATGCTGCCCTTTTATTAACAGAATTAGATTTTGCTGTTTTGGTAAATACTTTTACTATTTTCACAGCTGCGCCTACTGTTACATATATTGGAACAATATCAGCTACTAGTAATGTAATTTCAATTTATGATGAAACTACAGGCACAGCAGTTACTAATGAGCAACTGTCTGGACAAAATTTAGTAATTTCTCAAATCGAATATTTAACTGCATAATCTAGGTAGATATTATATTTAACTATAATCTAAAGAGACTTATTAGATGTTCTTTGTTTTTGTTTTAAAGAACATCTAAATCTTTTTGAATTATTTAATTTTATTTAAAAAGTGATTAGTATGTCAAAATTACAAAATACAAATATTGGTTCAACCGTACTAATAGAAGGAACTGACATTAATGCCTCTAATACTGGTATTAATAGTATTCTACAGAATTATAACTCTACATTTAACTCTTCAGAAACTTTAATTCTTACTTCTAATAGTAGACAACAATTAGTATTTACAGGTTCTGAAGATCAAAGTGTCCAATTGCCTAATGCTTTTGATCTCTATCAATACTATCAATTTGAAGTAATTAATAACTCAACTGGAAATGTTAATATTTACTATGATAGTACAGATTACAGTGGATATAAAATATTATCTGCTGCCACAGCTTACTTAACTTTAATTTCTACTCCTACTTTAGGTGATGGTACTTGGGATTTTACTAGTATAAGTACTCCAGGAGTAATATCTATTAATGGTAGCCATGGAGTAGTAACTAACTTTGGTACTACTTCTCTCTCTGATTTTAATTCTACTTCAGCTACTAATGCACAATTACCAGTTTTTAATTCTATTACAAATAAATACAATCCTGTTAATTTAACAGGAGGTTTCACTCTAAATAACTTAGGAGTTTCTACTTTATCTTTAGCTACTTCTACAACAAGAGGAGCTGTAATAGTCCCTACTTCGGCAACTTTAGCTAATAACTCAAACTTAAATATAGATTCTTCTGGAAATATTCAAGTCTCAATAGCTTCAGCTTCTACTTCTAGTTTGGGAGTTTCTAGAGGTGACAACGAATCTATCACAGATAATAACTCTGGAGTTATTAGTGTTAATAATTATTCTAAAGGTACTTTTACTCCTTCTGATGCTTCTTCTGAGTCATTAGCTTTAACTGTTATAAAAGCTATTTACGCAACTGAGTTAAATACAGTTAATTTTAATTTACAAGTTATGTATCCAAGTTTAGCAGGATCTAATAATGCTAGTATCAGACTAGGTATTCTTCCTAATTCTAACTCTAATGGAGCTATTAATAGTATTCTTGGATATACCGATTCAGGTATTAGTATCTTAGGCAAAATTTTACCTAATACAAATTCAATAATACTATGTGGAATGAACACAGAAAATATAACTAACGAACTCTTAGAAGGCTCTAATATTTTTCTAAGTGGAAGTTATTTAATTTAAAATTTTAAACAATAAGGATAATTTAATGTCTAATAAAGCTTATAATTTAGTACAAAATTTCTTGGGAAATTGGTCTTCTGATGAACTTTATGCTGTAAGAACAAATGACTCTGGTACAGAAGTACTATGTCCTACAGTAGTTTATAATGGAACAACTTATGTATGTAATTATACATACAATGAGGATACTAATTCATATCGTCAACCTACTCTGGGAATTACTCCTAATTTAGATAATGCTTGGAGTGTTATTGGAGGAACTGGTGGTTCTGGAGTAAGTGGTATACAATCTATATCTTCTACTACTAGTGGTACTATATCTGATTTAATAAATGAAAGTTCATACACAGATCAGAATGGTAACGGATATGCTATAAATAATACAAGTTCTTTCCCTATTACTTTAACAGCCACACAAATTTTTGGTTATGATGGTTTTACAGATTGTACTGGTACTAGTATAACTATCCCTCCAAGTGCCGTAGCTTTAGTATCTACTGTAGTCCCTAATACTTCTTATCAAATTAATTCTTTGAGTTCTTCTTTACAAAAAACTTATATCTTGACAACAACTACTAGTCAAACTATTGCTGGCTTATTGGCTTCTCAAAGTACAGCTATTACGGATGCTGTAGGTAACGTGTATGTAGTAAATAATTTAGGAACTCCAGCAATTAATTTGACTACTACTTCTACTGGAATATTTGATGGCTTCGGTGGTTTTACAAATTGTACTGAAAATAGTTTGCAAATACCTTTAGGTGGAGTTGCAATTTTTACAACTACCGCATTAGGAGCTGGTGATGCTAATGATTACCAAATAAATGCAGTTAGTAATTCTTCTGGTCTTACAGTTTTTTCAGATCTTTCAACAAATCAAGACATTTCAGATTTACTTGATACTGGAAATATTGTTGATCAATTAGGAAATATGTATCAATTTATTAATGTTAATACTAATCCAATCAACTTAACAGGATTATTTTTAGGGTATAGCGCATGGGCTAATTGTACTTCAACTAATATTACTGTACCAGGTAATGGTAGTGCGATTATAACCACTTTGACACCTAATACAACTTATTCTATACTTTTAAATAGTGGAGTTTTAACTTATCCTGATACCCCTACTTTTACATCTGTTCAAATAACAGATACTGAAAATTTCTTACAAGTTGGACCTACGGGTAATTCTATAACTTTAACACAATCTGCAACTTCAGACTGGATTTTAACATTATCAGATGGTAATTCAGTTACAGTGAAACCTATAGTAGCTACACCAGGTCAAGTGGTAGGCTCTATTGATTCTGCAGGTACACAATTGCTTACAACTCTGCCAGTTTTACCAAGTACTAGTACAGACTTTTCTCCCATTGATGCTTCTGGTTCATTTTTAACTCTGACTAATCAAGGAAGCATATATAATATAATTGGAAATATGGTATTTGTTAATATGAATTTTCTTTACCCAACGAACACTAATACATCTCCAGCATCTTTTGCTTTAGATGGTCTTCCTTATACTTATCGTGCTGAATCTTTTTTAATCTCTAGCTCAACTCCAGGCATAGCTTACCAAGGACAATTAGCCTTGGGAAGTAGAGTGATTACCATAGTAGATGCAGCCACAGGAGATCCAATTACAAATCAAGATTTGTCAGGAATTAATCTTTTAATTTCTCAATTAGTTTATGCCTCAGCTTAAATATTTAATAACTTTTTAATAACATAAGGAAATCATATGTCAACAACAAATTTAGTACAGAACTTCTTAGGAACTTGGGATTCTGAATTCCAATATGCAGTGAGAACAAGTGAAAACGGTACAGAAGTTCTTTGTCCTACTGTAATCTTTAATAACATAACTTATGTTTGTAATTATACATTCGATGAGGAAACTAATTCTTACTTACAACCAACTTTAGGAGTTACTCCAAATTCTGACGAAGCTTGGACTGCTATAAGTTCTGGAGGTTCTGGTAGTGGAGCTACTTCCATCAACTTAACTTCAACAAATGGAACTATTAATCAGGTAAGTCAAAGTTATAACGTTGGAACTCAAACTATTAATTTAGATATAGAAGCTACTGCTACACAACATATTATAAATACAGCATCTTCACAAACTATTACAGCACTATTAGCAGCACAAATACCCCCAATTACTGATGCAGCTGGTAATTTATATATAGTAAATAATACTTCTGGTAGTGCAGTAATTTTATCTAAAACTGGTTCAGGTAGTATTACTGGTTCTACTCCATACGCAAATTCAAGTGCTACACAAATTGCAATACCCGCTGGGGGTTGTGCTTTATTTTTTACTACTTCAGTAAATCAAGGAAATCAAAATACATACCAAATAGCTTTAGTGAGTTATTATTTTAATGTTGTTAATGGAGTTGCTGGTCTTGATTCGACAGGATTACTTTTAAATTCAGTATTACCTACAGGAATTGATGCAAGTAAAATTGCTGATGGTTCTGTAGGTAATACTGAATTTCAATATTTGTCAGGTGCTAGTTCTAATATTCAAGACCAAATTGATGGAATTACATTACCTAGTGTAAGTAATTCATTCAATGTAGCCGATGCTTCTGCTGCAGGTTTAACTTTCTCTTTTCAAAATTCTGTGTATAACACTATTGGAAGCATAGTTTTTGCAAATGTAAGTTTTACCTACCCTACAACTTCTGATTCAAATGCTGCTTCAGTTACACTATCAGGAGTACCTAATACATATAAGGCGATGTCTTTCTTAATACCTAGCTCTGCTGCTGGAGTTAATTATATAGTAAAAATAATAGGTGGAACTAACAGACTCACATTTTATAATGCAACAGATATAGGTGTTCAACTGACTAATTCAGATTTATCTGGAATTACCATCTATGTTAACCAACTTGTTTATGCTTCTGCATAATTTTATAAAGGAAAATAAAAATGGCTAATTTAATAGAATTAGGTACTTCTCTACCTACAGTAGTAGAGTTTAGTGATTTGAACACTGTATCTACAGCAGTAAATTTAAATTTACAAAATATAGATCTTATAGATACAGATAGCTCTGCTAATCCTTATATTTTAACAAATGAAAGTTTATTATTACAAAAATTTTCAGGATCTACTGCTATTGATGTACATCTTCCTAATGCTACTACACTTTTTGACAAATATACTTTCCAGTTCTATAATAACTCAAGCGCTGCAATAACAGTATATTTAAATGATGGTACTACTAGTTTTGTAGAGGTAGCTGCTGGAGTTACTCTATATATAGTATGTGTAGATGTAAGCACGAGTAATGGGGTTTTTAATACAGTTTCAATAGCTGGGAACTCAAGTGGTACTGTAACTACTGTGAGTGTAGTTAATTCTAATGGCTTTTCTGGTTCTGTAGAAAATGCTACTACTACTCCTGCTATTACTTTGTCTACGGATGTTACTGGGATTCTCTTAGGTAACTCTGTAACTGGAGCAATATCAGCAGCTACTGCTGCAGATTTTCCTGTACTTAATCAAGATACAACAGGTAATGCTTCAACTGCTACTAATCTTTCTGGTGGTTCAGCTCAAGAACTTTTAGTACAAACAGCTTCTAATACCACAAATTTTATTGCTAATGTTACTAATTCAGTTCTAGTTACGGATGGATCAACTCCAGGCAACATCTCTTTTAGTGGTACATTACCTACGGGAGTTATATCTGGCAGTACTTATGTTACTAGTCCTACTGGTGGAGCAGTTAACAGTACAGAATTAAATACTGCACTTGGAGATATTTATTCAGCGATAACTGGTTTAGAAGTAAAAAATCCATGTGCAGTAGTATTTACCTCTGCTACAGGTGGAACTTATGATGAAACTTCTGTTATTACAGGTACTACTGTAACTCAGTTAAATACTGATGGGTATATAGTACAAAACGGAGATAGAGTTTTGCTAACCTCTGAAACTTCAGGAGGTGCAAATGTAGCTAATGGTATCTACTTAGCATCAGGTGTTACAGCTACTGCATATACTCTAACAAGAACTTCAGACTTTGCTTTTGGTTCTTCAGAAACAGGATCAATTACCACTATAATTAATGGAACTACTTATGGTGGAACTGGTTGGATTTGTAATTCAGCTCCAGATGTAGGTACTGCTGCTACTGTTTTAACTAGATTCGCTATTACTAGCACTTACACAGGTACTGCTCCAATTCAAATTTCAGGCAGTAATGTTATCAGTGTAGATACTGCTACTACAGGTAATTTAGGTGTAGTTGAACCTGATGGTACTTCAATATCTATAGATTCTGGAACAATTAGTCTTAATAATTATGTTAAAAATGCAACTTTTGCTCCTGTAGATGGTTCTTCTGGTGAGTTAACATTTATTTCAACTCAAGGATTATACTCTCAAACTCCAAATCAAGTTACATTTTCATGCTCTATAACTTACCCTACAACAACGGATACTAGTTTAGCTCAAGTAGTTTTACCTTCCCCAATACCTTCGTATGATGCTGGAGGAATTATAGGTTCTACATATGCTATGGTTAGCGGTTTTGCTTCCACAGGAGGTTTAGGTTCAGGAGGTATCTCAATTGTAGCTGGGATTACTGATGAAACTAATGTAATATATCTTTGTGGGCAAAATTGTGTACAATTAACTAATGCCTCATTTAGTGGTTTAACTGTTTACTTATCTGGAACTTACCAGTATTAACATTTTTGAGGATTAATTTATGAGTTTAGTAAGCTATGAATCTAGTGTAATTTTAAAAAGTGATTCGGCTTCAGCTACAGATTCTGGAATAGTTAATACTTCTACGCAGTCTTTTGCAGGAGAAAAGACTTTCGAGGATCCTACTATTTTTGGAAATGCTGGAAGTAATACTTCTGGCATTATTGTAGCGGGTGCAAGTTATAATTCACAATCTAAAACTTCACAAATAGGAGAAGGAGATCAAGCCTTACAAATATATCTTAGAAATTCTACTGTTTCGCCATCAACTGTAATTTTTAGTAGGTCTAATAGTGACACTACAGTTGATGGAGCCGTTACAAATGGAATGTCTCTAGGAAATACTCTTTCTTTAGGTTATTGTAGTACCTACTACAATATTTTTAGTAATATAGTGTTTCAAGCCTCTAGTACAGGTACAATTTCAGACTCTAGTTCTCCAGGAGCTATACAGTTTCAAGTTGTACAAGATGGCTCTAATTCTTTACAAAATACTTTATTACTAGATCAGGATGGAAGTGTAACTTCACAATTAGGAGGTTTTGTTGGAGATGGTTCAGGTTTAACTAATTTGAAAATAATATCTTCAATACCAGAAACTAGTTCTCTAGTAGAAAGCTTAGGTACAACTAATATCGATTGGTCTATTAGTAATAGTTTTTCTTTCACTTTAGTAGATGATTTAAGCATATCTTTCAGTAATCAAAAATCTGGTCAGACTATAACTGTTAGATTAACAAATACTACGAGTAATCACTCCGTATCTTGGGAAACAGCAGGTATATTATGGTCAGGTGGTACTGCTCCTACTATGTCTACTGGAGCAGTGAGTGATTTATACTACTTTTTCTTCGATGGTTCAAATATATTTGGAACTTATTTTCAGAACCTTAGTTAATATGATTTTTGAAAAGACTTATTATTGATATAATAAGAAAAAATAATTAATATTTAAAAATTTAAAGGAAATTAATATTATGCAAAATTCTAATTTAGCTACTTACTACGCAGGTGCTTGGAATAGTGGAACTCAATACGGTATTGTTGATCAACAATTTGCTGCTGCTGGAGTTCAAGGTAATCCTGCATTAGGTCAATATCAATATGCTTCTGGAACTCCTAGTCTTGGTTCTACTACTATGAGTCCAGTTGGTCCTTTCACTCCAATGGTTACTAGTGGTACACCTTCTCATCTATGGGTTGGTCAGTATTTAACAGAAAATACAGTAACTGCACTAGGTGCTATTGCTGGTGGAACTGGTTATAACGATGGAGGTAGTGGTACATTCTTAAATGTAACATTATCTTTAAGTTCTGGTCCTGTTATGAATGTATACCCTACTGCTAATATAGTTGTTACTAACGGTGTAGTTACTGCAGTTACTCTAGTTACAGGTGGTGTAGGTAATGTTAATAACTCTAATACAGTACTTACGGCTACTGCTGCTCAACTAGGAAATAATGGTGGTAGTGGGTTTACTGTTACAGTTGCAATGCTAGAAGATTTAGGGATTTTAGTTTCTCCTACACTGGGAGTAGCTCCAGCCTCTGATACTACTGGTTTCTGGGTTCAAATGATTTAAGGATTTACACTTAAAAAGTTCTTATAAAGAATCCTATTAATAAGCCTCCTTAATTGGAGGCTTATTAATGTTTAAGTCCTAAAATATTTTTAAGAGATATAAAATGTTTTTAATAAATAAGGTAAAAAGTATAAGTGTAATAAAAAGTATTGGTTTTATTCTCTTTATCTATTACTTAATTCTTTTTATTATAACTCCCACAGTTTATAGTAGTGTAAAAGTAATTATTGCTAATGAAACAATAAACTTATGTTGTTTACTTTTTATTGTAGTAACTTTAAGTAAATCTCAAAATAAGTTTTTAACTAAATTTTGCTTTGGTAAAGGTGTGATTTTAAATATTATTTTTAGTTTCCTACTAGCTACGGATATAGAAATGAATACACACAATATGACATTTTTGGATTTTTTTACTTTAGTGTATCTAACTGTATACATTGCTATCTTAGGCAGAGATATCAAGAAAAATAAGATAAAAAGGGAAATTTATGATTAGTGAGGATATTCAGTACAAGATAGTAGATCCTAATAGCAGTTACTCAGTACTTATAACGCTTCTTCTAACAAAACCCAGCATTTTAGATTTAGCTACTAGGCTTTGTTTTCTTTCTTTCGCTTGGATATTAAATGCAATTCAAGAAAATTCTATAAAATCTAAATCTTTAAGCAGATTAAGGATATATATATCTATATCTCTTTTCTTATACTTTGGGTATGTAATATTCTATAGTTTTTTACCTTTTCAGGATTTCAAAGATTTATTTAATTTAATTTCTATTCTTTTCACAGCAATAGAAGGTTTTATGCTCTTTCTTAGATTAGAAATAATAACAGGATTAAAGTTTTCTTTTATACGAGGATTTTTACCCCCTGGTCTATCTAAACTTATACCTGAGGATTGGGATGGTAAAAGTATTTTGACCAAAGAAGAAAATAAAGAAATAAAGAAGAATAAATAATTTTTTATAGCAAAGACTTTATATTTTGAGGAAGTAAGATGAACAAATTTAAATTTTTACAAAAAGACTTTATAAGAGCTAAGTTATCTTTTTTAAATGCAAGATTAAAAGTTATAATCTATGAACAAAAATTTTGGAAATCTGTAATGGTATTTTATGGGTTATACGGAAAGTACATAGAAACAGAGTTACCTAAAGTAGGCTCTTTTATCATGGGAAGTGCTGCATTATTTTTTGCTTTGATTCATATTTTTGCAGAAGATACTAATACTAAGATAGGTAAGATAGCTCAAGCTATAGATGAAGCTCATTCAGGAGAATAAAAATGCTAAATTTAAAAATTTCTGAAAATGGTATCAAATTACTTGAGATTAGTGAAGGTATTAGGTATTCAGCATATAAAGATGGTAATGGTAACTGGACTACAGGTATTGGTCACTTAATAAGCCCTAATGAACAGTACTTAATAAATAAAAAATTAAGTAATGATGAAGTGAATGCTATTTTTCAAAAAGATATTCAATTTGTTGAAAACTGGATTAACAGTTACTGTATTTGGAAACCTCCTATAATCCAACAAGAATTTGATTCTCTTTGTGATTTCTTATTTCAGTATAATATAGACTTAGAAGATTATGCAAATACTAAAAAAATAATAATTTCAGGTAATAGAGATTTAATTTTAAAACAATTATTATGCTTTGTAAATGAAAAAAAGGGTAGCGGAGATAATTTATTATTATCTAGAAGGGAAAGAGAAATTTCTCTATTTAAAAATGGTTCTTGGTCTTGAATTTTTAAGGTTTTGAAATGCTATTATCTTTAATTTTAAAATATTATAAACAGTTATTAGTATCTGTTGTTTTAGTTATTTTTTCATTATACTTGCAAAATGTTTTACAAGAAAATAAAAGTCTAAAAAATGCTGTTAAACAGAATGAAATATTAATAAAAGAACAAAGTCATAAAATAAATTCTCTTACAACTCAAATATTAATAAATGATAATTTTGTCAGTAAGCTAAATGAAAGTCTGTCTGTAATAAGCTCCTCATATAACTTGTCTTTGCAGGATTTAAAAAATGAAAAAAATAAAAATAGGATTAATACTAGCAACACTATCACTAGTGAATGGTTGCGGTATGTTTCAGCAACCGTCAACCCAAACTACACTTCAATGCCCTTCACTGAATCCTCCTCAGGAATTAATGAAAAGACCAATACCCCTGATCCCGCTTCAATAGCAATCTGGTTAGATACTCAGCTTAAAAATTGCCAAGATAATTATGAACACCATACAGTTTTATTAGATTGGATTGAATCTACTGCAATAAACAATAAAATTAACGACTAAACAAAATCTATTAATTTTAAATCCTTTACTGCTAGATCATAAAGATCATGATTTTTACTTATAAATTTATCTTCTGTAGCTGTCATCATTAATTTATAGTACTTACCTAAGTAAATATAATAATACTCTTGAAAAACAGAACTACGTATAGAACTCTCATGCAGTTCAGAGTGATGAAAAACTACTAATATTATTTTTTTCAAGCCTAAATTTACTAAACGTTTTAAAGAAAAATGTTCGAGTTTAGTTAAGTCTACTTCTAAAAAGACACTATTTTGTATAGTATTATAATCTAGTATTTTAGTATAATTAAAAAGAAAACTTTTACTTTGTAATAAAGTACCGTTCATTGGTATTTCAGATAATCTACCTACTTTTTTCTTATCAAAAAAAGTATAAGTTTTAGATTCTTTAGGAATAGCTTCAAACTGTAAATTTTTTCTAATCTCTGATATACATTTTTTTAATTGTTTTTCGTCTTTAAAATCTCTATCTAAAGCTGAAACAAAAAGTAAATCATTTTCTGGTAGAAGTGGTATTTTATAAAAGATATCATCCATTAGGAATGCCTACAAAATCTATTAATTTACTATATAGAGTGTTTATCTCTAAATCCCTCAAGGTTTTAAAGGCTTTTTCTTTATCTACTTTAAAAGTTTCTTTAACAAAGTTTATATTCTCTTCAATACTTATAGTACTTATTAAATCCAAGCTTTTAAAATCTATAAGTTTTTTATTTCTTTCTATTAATTCTAAGTATTCCTCTGTAAGAAACTTTTCTTTCAATTTAGCATCAATACATTCATCTATTATTTGCCTAGCCAATTTAATACTAGTTTTTACTCCACACTTAGGAACTCCTGGTATTTTATCTGAACCATCCCCTAAAATAGATTTATAAAGTATAAAATTTTCTGATATTTTATTAGAATTACAATTATATTCTTGAATAAGAAAATCTTCATTTATTATTTTTTTAGTAATTGGATTATAAACCGAAACTCTTTTATCTACTAATTGATAAAAATCTTTATCCATAGAAACTATAATGATCTCATCATTTTTATAAACTTTAGTAGTTAAGAAAGATACAATATCATCACTTTCTACATTCTTACATAGATAAGAATTTAAACCTAGATTAGGTAAAATCTCTGTGTGTAAATATTTTCTTGAGATATCAAAAACTTCTTTGTTTTTCTCTTTTTGAGCAGCTTTAAAAGGATTTTCTGATTCTATGTCAGATTTATTCTTATAATCTGAAAATATTTGTTTTCTATAATAGGAGCTTCCAAAGTCCCAACAGAATTCAAAATTTTTAGTTTTAAAAATCTTAGAAAGCATTAACATGGAATTTAAAACTCCGAATATTCCTCCTGTAGGTGTTCCTTTAGAATTTTGTAATTCTAGTATGGATGGTATGCTAAGATTACGTATTAATAAGTTACTACCATCAATTATTACTCTTTTAATTTTTAGCTCCTTTAAGCATTTTTAAAATGATTCTACATAATTACATGATTTAGCAAGATAAGCCTGCTAAAACTCCTTTTTGTAGAATTAAAGTAGGTTCTTTAATCTATTATCTAATAAAGTTATTCTTTTCTTAGATGTTGAATTACGTACAGCCATGTCTACAGCTCTTTTCTGTCCAATTATAACACAAAGTTTTCTTGCACGTGTAACAGCGGTATATAACATATTTCTTTCTAAAAGCATATAATGTGAAGTTACCAAAGGTATAATAACTACATCAAAAGCAGCTCCTTGAGATTTATGGACTGTAATAGCATAAGCCAAAGATACTTCATGCATTTCAGTTTTTGAATACTTTACATTGTATCCATCATAATTTATAGTAATCTCATCAGAAATTATGTTAATTATGTACCCTATGTCCCCATTAAAGACATTTTTTCTATAATTATTTACATTCTGTATAACTTTATCTCCAACTTTAAATACACCGCTACCAGAAGTAATAAATTTTTTATTTTTTGAATTTAAATTTTCCTGAAGTGATTTATTAAAAGATTCTACACCTACTAAAGTTTTATGCATAGGTACAAGAAGTTGAATATCTGCTATTGGATTTTCTATTTCACAAATTTTAGGTATAGTTTCAGACATTAGCTTTACAGCAGTGTTGAATATGTCTTCAGGTTCTTCCATTTCTATAAATTGAAAATCATTTCCTGTAAAATCTCCTTCACTTAATATGCTTTTTCCTTTGTTTATTGAATGAGCATTTAAAATTATGTTGGAATTTTTAGCTTGTCTATGAATCTCTGTTAATCTTACTACAGGAAAAACTTCAGAATTAATTATATCTCCTAAAACGTAACCACAACCTACTGAAGGAAGTTGATCTATATCTCCTACCATTATGAAATTAGTGTCAGGAGTTACAGCATTTAATAACTGGCTCATTAAGTACAAGTCAACCATTGAGGCTTCATCTAGAATAACATAATCTGGATTTTCTAAAGGGTTATCTTCATTATATTTAGGTAAGATTGAATTTCCCCCGATTCCTATCAAGCGGTGAATAGTTGAGGCACTTTCTCCTGTAGTTTCAGTTATTCTTTTTGCTGCTCTTCCTGTAGGTGCGCATAAATAATAATTTTTCTTAGAAATTTTTAAAACTGAAATAATACAATGTAAAATACTACTTTTACCTGTACCAGGTCCTCCTGTAATAACAGTTACTTTATTTTTCAAAGCTGTTAAAATAGCTTCTTTTTGGTTTTCTGTAAGTTCTAGATTGCTTTCAGATTCAGCCATTTTAAGTATCTCTTCATCAGATTTTGGTATCTTTTCGAAAGCAGAGGATTGAAGAAGTTTCAATTTTTTTGCTATATTAACCTCTGAGTAATAAAGGTTTCTAGTGTAATAGTAATCTATTTCATTAACTTTATCTTTTATGATATTTCTGGACTTTATTTCTTTATCTAATACGCTTAAGAGAACTTCTTCAATCAAGCTTAATTTTAAAGCTTTCTTAACCATTTCAGGTAGAGTTATTGAACAGTGTCCCGCAGAAGAGTATTCTTCTATTATAAATTTTATACCTGCCTGTGTTCTTTCTTCTGAATCTACTTTCATTCCATTTTTTAATGCAATGCCATCTGCAGTTTTAAATCCTATACCATCAACATCTAAATATATCCTATAAGGATTTTTCTTAACTATTTCAATAGTATTGCTTTTATACTTTTCATAAATTTTTAAAGCTCTGCTTATGCCTAAACCAGAATCTTGTAAAAAAATTATTATTCTATTATATTCTCTAGAATCATTCCAAGCTTCTAATAAAGATTTAGCTTTTACCTCTCCTAAAACCTCAATTACTTTATCCTGATGGTTATCTAAAACATCTAAAGTTTTTTCTTTAAAATTTTTGATTAATAATTTAGCAGATGCTGGTCCTATTTTAGGAACAGTAGATAAATATTTCACTAATCCTTCTACCGTTTCTTTTACCACTAATTCTATATGAGAAGCTTCGAACTGTTTACCATATTTAGACATTCCAAATTTACCTGAAATTTTTACTTCTTCATTTACAGTAGGATTTAACCAAGTACCTACTACACTTATTTTCTCTTTTTTTATTTTAGTAGCAAAAATAGTGTATCCGTTAGAAGGACTATTAAATATTATTTTTTCTACTTTTACAATATAATTTTCTTTATTTTCAACTTCCATTTCCATTCCTTTCAAATTTTTTGAATTTTGTTTTTTATTTTTAGCATTTTGCTTATTAACTGAAAAATTTTTAAGATTACCTTCAGCGGTGAATATTGTCTGTACATTCTTAAAAAATTTATTTTTAGATTTTACAGACAATATCTTTATTTGAGATAGCATATCTTCTGTTATCTCAAGATTCTTATTATCTTTGTACCAACCAAACTTATTAGGTGTAAGTCCAAATATTTTAAATTCTTTATCTGTCAGAGCTTTAACATTTAAATTACCCATTCTAATATCAAGATATTGACTTAAATTCAATTATAACTCCTTAAAGAAGATATTATACTCAAATTTTAATGTCTTAAGTTATATTTTACAAGATTTATAAGATTATTATTAAGTTATTATTAAGTTATAAGATTATTATATTGGTAGCGAAACTGAGTAAGATTTCGCCTTAAGGAGATTAATAATTAAAAACTCCTTTTGGTGAAATCTACTGTCAGTTAAAGGAAGATTACCAGATAAACACTTTTTCAAATATTTATTTGGTAAGCTTCACTTCGTATCCTCTGGCTTCTTAAAAACTTTCGTTATTTAAGACTTCCATCCCCAGATTCACACCCACTTCTTCAATTGGCATTTAGATATACCGCCTTTGCTTAGTTTGTGGGATCCCATACCTTTTAGGCGTAGCCTATTGAACTCTCAATAGGTAATCCTGTCATTTTTACATTTGACAAGAAACTCCGCTGACAATAAAATCCATCTAAAAAGCTTCTCTTTACAGATACTGATTTGATGGACGAGTTACCATGCTTAAGATTGCACAACCTAGTAAGTTTAGGTAACTGGTATGGATTGATTTCTACTTCGTATGCCTTGCTTCTCTTGCATACTGAGAGTTTGTATTTTTCAGCCACATTTATAAAATGCCTTTACCTGATATAAACAATACAAACTGGTCTAAACCTACAAAATATTACCGATTTTGTAGTGACTTCCTTTTACAAAAAGCTCATAGTTCTACTACAAGGGTCGAGACAATTGCTACAAAAGATTCCCCTTGAGACCTAGGATAACAGGATTTTCTGATTAGTTATATACAGGCTCTGTACCTAATATAAGTTCCTAAACATACTGTTATTTTCTAAATTCAAATTTTGAATTAACGGTATTCTTAAATTTATCTTAAAATTGTAAGATTTTAAGGTAGATATTATACATCAATTAAAAATTTATTACTAATATTTTTATTTTATTTTTAAAGACTTTTATTTAGACTAAAGAATTTTTGAAAGCTTGTCATGGAAAAAATTAAGAAAGAGAAAAAAGTAAAGCCTAGATACAATAAGTATCATAATATTAAATCTACTGTAAATGGAGTGGAATTTTCCTCTAAAATGGAAGCAGCATATTATGAGTTTTTACTTAATATTTATAAACCAGAAGAAATAATATTACAACCAAAATTTCTTTTGCAAGAAGGTTTCAAGAAAAATGGAACTTTAATTAGAAAAATAGAGTATATAGGAGATTTCCAGATAAAAGGTTCAAAAATAGTTATAGATGTAAAAGGATTTTTAGTAGCTCCAGAATTTAAAATTAAATACAAACTTTTTCAAAATAAATACCCAGATTTGGATTTACAAGTTATTACTAAAGCTCCATCTAATCACTCTTTACAGTGGATACCTTTGGATGAAGCTAAGAAAATAGCTAAGGAAAAGAAAAAATTGAAGAATAGCAAATAAAATTTAACTAAAAAATATTTTAAAGAGGTATAATATTGAACTTAGTAATTTTAAAGAAATAGAATGAGCAAAATTATTGTACTAAACAGCCCACCTAATAGTGGGAAAGATACAGTAGCAGATTACATCTCTTCAAATTATGGTTTCAAGAAAATACAGTATAAGGATTTTTCAGTTAAACTAATGTTAGAGTTCTTTAAAGTAGAAGAGAATTTTTTCTATACAGAACTTTACACTAGAGAAAATAAAGAAAAGCCATCAGAATTCTTTAAAATTAAAGATAAATTTCTAAGTCCCAGAGAAGCTTTAATATATTTTTCTGAGGAGATAATTAAGAAAAATTTTGGTAAAGATTATTTTGGTAAGTTATTAGCTAAATCTTTAAAAAGGGATACAAACTATATAATACCAGATGCAGGTTTTAATTCTGAAATTACAGCCCTCTTGGAATTTTTTAGTGAAGACGAAATTTACATTCTTCAGATACATCGTCTAGATTGCGATTTTTCTAAAGATTCTAGAGATTATATTACATTGCCTAGAATTGAAAAGCAAACTTTACTGAATAATGGAAGTTTGAAAGAATTATTTAATAAGGTAGACTTATTATTTAAGTGACCAGACAGCCTCTCCTAGGAACTCGTTAGATCTCTTGGTAAAGCACAAAAGCTGGTCTTTTTAATTGTTTCAGTAGCTCAGATGGTTAGAGCGACGGACTGTTAATCCGTAGGTCGTAGGTTCAATTCCTACCTGAAACGCCAATATTTAATTTTTACAGCAAAGACTTTTTATACCTAATAAAAAGAAAATGTTTAAGATTAAATAGTATAAAGTAAAAATTATATCTTACTAAGAATTTTATCATATTTTGAAAAACTTTAGATCTCAAAATATATAACAAATAAATTAAAATTTTAAGCTTATTTAATAAGTAAAAAAATTTTCAAAATATGATAGAATTTTTTAATCCTGTACTTGGGAAAAATTTATACGCCATCATAGCTCAGTAGGTAGAGCAGCTCACTTGTAATGAGAAGGTCGAGTGTTCGATTCATTCTGATGGCACCAATGGGGGATTAGCTCAGTTGGTAGAGCGACTGTTTTGCAAGCAGTAGGTCAGTGGTTCGATTCCACTATCTTCCACCACCCCGCTATAGAAACTTAGCTCAATAGGAAGAGCAGATGCCTCCAAAGCATAAGGTTAGTGGTTCGATTCCATTAGTTTCTGCCAGATACTATTTTAATTTACTGGAAGCTTGGCAGAGCGGTTGAATGCAACAGTCTTGAAAACTGTCGAGGGTGCGAGCCCTCCGTGAGTTCGAATCTCACAGCTTCCGCCAAATACTGAAATTTTATATAAATAAGGAAATAATTAATGACCACAGCTACTACAGCATCTAATCCTAGTGTTTTTACTAGATTGCCTCCAGCTAATTGGAATCCTCAAGGTCAGCCTCAGGCTTTACCTTATAATACTTCTACAAGCTTGTACCCTACTTTAGATCATTTCTGGACTGAAAATAACTTAATGTTATTGCAACCTGATTCTAATCACGCAGAAGATACTTCAATTGTAACTGATGCTTACTTTATTCAGCCTGCAAGTCCTTCTAAGTTGATACCTAGTAACATTATGGTTACTGCTGATGATTTTGGTGGTGCTACAGCTACTATAGAGTGTAGCGCTGATGGAGTTTCAAATTTTTTCATGTTAAATGACAATTTAGGGAATCCTATGACTTTTACAGATAATGGTTTAATGACCTTACCTAATATAACTAATGTTTTCATTAGGGCAAATGTTACAGGAATAACAGGATCTACTTTAAATTTAAGTGTTTTGATTTGTTAAGTACAATGGGGAAGTAGTCCTTTAAAGAGTAGGGAGGGACTGTAAATCCCTTGTCAGTGACCCGCTAGGAGCGTTACCTAGATTCCCCACCAAAAATTTTTATGAAAGAGATGTTTATGATTAATTTGAATACCGATTTTACAAGTGCAAAAGGTAAATGGTTAGATATCCATAATTATTTACTTTCTTTGGAAATTTCCATTACGGAAAATGATTTAATTTTAATAGATAACTTACATGCCTTATTACAAGGAAAATCTTTAGTAACCAATACTACTGTTAATTCAGTAGATTCAGTAACTGCTGAAGTGCCTACAAACAATCAAACTGCTCCTGAGGTAGCAGTAGATTCTAGTACACCCTGTTAGTTTTCGTAAAAAGTATTTAAGTTGGTTGATTTAATTTTAACTTAAATATTTTTAATTTTATTTATTTATTTTTTGAAAGATTTTTATGAAATTAAAAGTAATTGGTGACAAAGTAATTTTAGAAAAAATAAAATTAGAAGAAAAAAATCCTTCTAGTATTCTCCTACTAGAATCCTCTGAAAAACCAGAACCTACAGCAAAAGTTGTAGGAGTGGGTAAAGGTAGAATTTTAGAAAATGGAGAATTAATAAAACCTACTGTTAAAGTAGGAGATATAGTTATTTATAATGGAGCGGGAACTCCTGTTACTTTTGAAGATAAGAAATACCTAATAATTGCAGAACAAGGAATTGTAGCAATTATTGAAGATTAATTTTCAGTACAATTGGTTGGTGGTGTAATGGTAGCACATAAGATTTTGATTCTTGTAGTGAAGGTTCGATCCCTTCCCGACCTGCCATTTTAAGGATTTATAAATGGAAAATATAAGTAAAAAAATTTTTAATAGAGAAACGGCGTAAATCCCCTAGCTTTAGCCACGGGGATATAAGCCGGATTTTAGCGTAGTTTGCACTCAACAGAAAAAACCAAAATATGTTGTATTATCTAGCAAAATTTGATATAATACAACATTATGAATAAAAAAGAGTACAAAACCAATAACAAAATAGTCTACATAAGCAAATACCATGTAATATGGTGTGTCAAATATAGGCGTCAATTATTGGTAGGTAAAATTGAGCAAAAACTAAAAGAAATAATCTACTCATTTGTTAGTGAAATAACTTCTTTTGAAATAATTGCGTTAGAAACTGACAAAGACCATGTGCATTTGCTTTGCAGTATTGACCCGCAATATGGAATCAATAAATTAGTGAAATTACTCAAAGGTAAAAGCTCATTTATATTGAGAAATGAATTTCCAGAACTAAGAACTAAATTACCTGCATTGTGGACGAATAGCTATTTTGTTGCAACCAACGGCGGTGCGCCAATAGCTACAATGAAAGCGTATGTTGAGAATCAACAAACAAGCCAAAGAGCGGAACAGCAACAAAAATGGATGGAGTTTGCAAAGTGAAAACGTTTCAATTCAGAATCAAAGATAGTACCACTAAAAAGAAGTTAGACAAAATCGCTTCGGCTGTAAACTTTGTATGGAACTTCTGCGTTGAACAACAAAAGTGGGGGCGTAGTCGTTCTCGTAAATTTCTATCTGCATATGATTTCCAAAAGTTGACCGCTGGAAGTAGTAAAGAATTAGGGTTGAACTCTGCCACTATTCAGATGATAGGTGCGCGGATGGTTGAATCATCTATACAACATAAGCGTATATGTCGTTTCCGTAGCTACAAGAGGAATTTAGGCTGGATACCGTTTCGTGGTGATTGTATAAAAATTGGTGAGGTAATCAAATTCAATGGTATTACTTTCAAGTTTTGGAATAGTCGGCAGATAATGGGTAATATAAAATCCGGTAGTTTCTCATGTGATGTATTAGGTAACTGGTATATCAATGTAACAACTGACTATGAAGCTGAATTGTATTGTGGCGATGGTGAGGTTGGCATTGACTTAGGTAGTAAAGAAATTGCTACATTGAGCAATGGTACTAAATACGATAACCCTAGATACTATCGTCAGCTTGAAACTAAATTAGGTAAAGCACAAAGAGCGGGTAAGAAAAAACAAGCTAAGAAAATCAGTAAAAAGATTAGTAATCAGCGTAAAGACTACCTGCACAAAATGACTACTGAAATTGCAAACAACAACAAGCTAATTGTTGTAGGTGATATTGGTAGTAAAAAATTAGCCAGAACCAAGATGGCAAAATCAACACATGACGCATCTTGGGGAATGATAAAAACACTACTGAGATATAAAGCTATTGAGCACGGTGGTGAATGTTTAGTTGTAAACGAGGCGAATACAACACGTGTCTGTCATGCCTGCGGGGTAATTAGCGATAATTCTCCTAAAGGTCTTTCAGGTTTAGGTATAAGAGAATGGCAATGCAACGATTGTGGCACTAACCACGATAGAGACGTGAACGCTAGTCGCAACATTCTCGCTATTGGGCGTAATAGTCTTGCGAATAAACAGTGTAATGCTGCATAGCAAGGAATCCCCTGCCTTTAGGCACGAGGGAGGACGTCAATTTACCTAGTGGAAAGAGTGGAACTCTTTCTGAATTGATTAATATGGAAAATTCTGGAGAGTCTTTAGACTGGAATGAAAAAGATAGTATTGATCTTAATAAAATACTTAGAAACCTTCACATTATTTCTGGATTAAAATAAATATACTTTCAAACTAAAGCAATGTTTTGCAGGAATATTGCTTTTCAACTAATCAAATCTATTCAAATGAAATCAAATAAAAATAAAATATACTTCTAAAGTTTTAATTTAATGTATAATATCGAAAGTTAATTATTAGTTAGATATAAATTTATTAAGGTATTAATTTTGTTAGAAAAGAATCTTTTAATTTTACTATTAAACCCTCATATAAGAGTTATAGTAAAACCTTATGTAAATCAAAAAATGGTCAGCAGTAGATTGTTTAAATTTGTTTTAAACTTTATTCTTCATGAAAGCTTCAATGATAAAGAAGTAAACAAAATACTACTTTTTAATTTTCTAGAATCTAAAAATTTACTTAGTAACGATCAAGATAGAAGAGTAGTTGAAGAAATTTTTTCTAGTTACAAGAGTGAAAAAGTTAATGATATACACTTAGCAATTAAACAAATAGAAGATTTTATTAAAAATAAAAAAATATCAGATGCTATTGATTTAGTAGTATCTAACGAAGCTAAAGATTATTCTTATTTAATAGAAGCAACTTCTTTTACTATCAGGACAGAAGAAACTTTGGATTTTTCCAATGAGGATGTACTTCTTAAAGTTTTAAATGAAGACAATTTCAATGGAACTTCCATAGTCAAATCAGCCTTTTCACTAATAAATGATTATAGTTTGTACAAAGGTTATAAACCTAGAGATTTAGTTATGGTAGCAGGTGAAACTGGTATAGGTAAAAGCTCTTTTCTAGCTTCAGAAGGTGCTCATTTTATAAACCAAGGTAAAAAAGTATATCACTTATCTTTAGGTGATTTATCTAGATTAGACGTTATTTTAAAATATATGTCTAATTGGTTGAATTTAGAAATGACTGTAGTCTTAAAAGATTTCTTAATGTATGGTAAACTTTTAAAAGAAAAATTAAAAAATTTATATGTAATTTTTTCACCTACGGATTCATTAAGTATTGAACAAGTTATATCTGAAGCTAAAATTTTAAAGAAAGATTTTAATTTTGATTGTATGATAATAGATTATGATCAAAATTTTCACATAGCTGATGATGGGAATATGTATAATTCTGGCGGTAGGATTTATAACCAGATTAAAAAGTTTAACGATGAAACTGATTCTATTTGTCTAATAGGATCTCAAGTAAAAACTAGTTTTTATGGTGAAGAAATTATACCTAAAATAGCAGCTGCGGAATCCTCTAAAAAACTTAATATCTTAGACTATATGATTACTTTAGGTAGAAACAAAGATTGTAAGAAAGTTGGAACAATAAATTTAGCCAAAGTTAGAAGAGGACAAGATAATATACAAATGAGATGCGCATTCAGGAATAAATTTGGAAGGATAGAAGAAATACCTCAAGAAAATTATGATTATTTAGTTAAAAATCCCGATGATTTTGACAGATTTTTCAGCATTTTAAAAGAAAAAAGTGATAATAAAGAAAAAAATATTTAAAGTAATTCATAAGGATAAGTAATGATATCAGAAAGTATTGAAATATTAATACAAAAAATTTCTAAAGAAATTCAGATTGAAAAAAATGTAGTTTCTAAAGTTATAAATTGCTACTTTAAAAATTTATGTCAGCAGCTTATAGAAAAAGAAGAAGCTAATTTTATATTGGGTTCAGTTGATAAAGAATTAAATGTAACTTTAGATAAAAATCTATCAGATTTGATTTTTAAAATAGATACTTTAGAAGAAAAAGAATTATTAAAAGCAAATATTTTAGAGAAGATTTTAAATTAAATGGAAAAAAAT